GTTACTCACTCACAATTCACACACGCATAACAATAAGCGCACAATGAGCGCATAAATGCGCATCTTTGAGCCGAGGTTTATTAAAACCGACTTGTATTGTATATATATACTCCCATAATAATTTTCTGTTATATTTAATACCCCCCTCAGAGTACCTAAAGTACTCCTCGGAGAGTGTGACGTACGTCACATCGTACGCTTACAGAGAGGGGGTCTGGGAAAATACTTTCCCAACCCACTCGGAAAAGGCCCGTTTGAACGGGTCTTCTATAGTATATAGATAATATATACGGAGTCGCTCCGTTTAAGACTCCGCTCCTCCTATATATAATATAATTTTTGAATTTTTTATCAGAATGCCCCCCTTATGCCGTTTCTAAGAGGCGTTAAATCGGCGTTATTGGACGGGATATATAATGGGTCGAAAAGCAGGAAAACAGTCCTTTAGTAAGGACGAGGCACAGGCTAAAGTACTAGCCCTCCTAGAACAGGGTGCCACTATTACAGCCGCTATGGCCGCCGTGGACCGTCAGGACACCGCCTTCCGCCAGTGGTCTATGCAAGATGCTGACTTCAAGGAAAAGGCTGATAAAGCCCGCCTTGCAGGCAAGGGCATCAAACAGGATTTAGCAGAACTTAAGGATATGCCTTTCCATGAGTTCTCAGAGCAGTTCCTTGGTTCTAAGTTATTTAACCACCAACTGAACTGGATTGACCTAATTGAGGGTAATACCCCTCGTTGGCTACCGCCTGGTATGACCTACGAGATGGGAGACCCCAACCGTGTGCTCATCAACGTACCACCCGAGCACGCCAAGTCAACTACTATCACAACTAACTATGTGACATACAAGATTGTGACCAACCCTAATACGCGAGTAATCATCGTTTCTAAAACCCAGGGTATGGCTCGCAAGTTCCTAGGCGCTATTAAGACGCGCCTTTCCCACCCAGGCTACATGAAGTTACAGACCGCTTTCGGTCCTAACGGTGGGTACAAGGCGGACGCAACACAATGGTCCGCCGATATGATTTATCTAGGCACAGGACGTGACTCAGGTGAAAAGGACCCTACAGTCCAAGCACTGGGCTTTGGTTCTCAGATTTACGGAGCACGTGCAGACTTAATTATCCTAGATGACGTGGTGATGGGTTCTAACGCTCATGAGTGGGAAAAACAAATTGAGTGGTTGCAAAAGGAAGTTATAACCCGTTTGGGACGACACGGTAAACTTATCATTGTAGGTACCCGTGTAGCCTCTGTAGACCTGTATAAGATGATACGTGATGGCTCACAATGGACAGGTGGCAAAACCCCCTTCACATATTGTGCTATGCCTGCTGTATTGCAGTTTGATGAAAAACCTAAGAATTGGCAAACCCTCTGGCCAGAAACTGACCAGCAAGAAAATGATTTGGACGACATACTTGAAAATGGACTTTATCCGAAATGGGATGGACCCTCGCTCTTTAAGCGTCGCTCTGAGGTCGCTCCGTCTGTATGGGCTATGGTCTACCAACAAGAAGACGTCCAAGAAGACTCCATATTCTCTCCAACCTGTGTGGCTGGCTCAGTCAACGGAATGCGAAAAAGAGGACCTCTAAAACCTGGCGCTCCTGGACATCCTAGCCACGTTGAAGGTTACACCATCATCGGACTTGACCCTGCTATGGCAGGTGCTACAGGTGCGGTGGTATGTACCTACAACAGAGCAGATGGGCGTATCTACGTTCTAGATGCTGTCAACATGACAGAGCCAACTCCTGCTAAGATTCAAAACCTCATCGAGGACTGGGTTGAGAAGTACAGACCGCAAGAACTGCGTATTGAAATTAACGCACACCAGAAGGCTTACGCCCTGGATGATAACTTGCGTAACTTCCTTGCAGGGTATGGCACACAATTGAATTCACACTTTACTGGTAAGAACAAGTGGGACACCTCTTTCGGTGTGGCTTCTATGGCTACGCTCTTTGGTAATACCCGCGATGGTCGTTTCCAGGATAACAACATTATTGAACTACCAAGTAACGAAGGTTCTGAAGGTCTGAAGACCTTGGTACAAGAACTCATTACTTGGAAGCCAGACACTAAGAACCCAACTGACGTCGTTATGGCTTTATGGTTTGCAGTGATTCGCATTAGAGAAATGATGCAACGCTCAAGCCAAGCATCACAGTACGCAAGCAACAGATGGGCGACCCGCGCTCAGGTTGAACGCAGATACGCAATCAACTTAGATGACGCATTCGCTGACCAATGGTCACAACAATACAGTTAGGATAACAATGGCATTATCGATGGAACAGGTAGCAGCACGCGTTGAAGCGTTACGTTACCGTAATAGCGAGCGCGATGCTCGCAACCAAGATGTCCTTGCAGTCCGTAAGGGTCAAATTTCACAGGTTTACCCTGACTTCTTTCCAGATGGTGTAGATGCTAACGTAGTTGCCAACTTCATTGATGTTGTAGCACGCGACCTATCCGAGGTAATGGCTCCACTCCCTGCAGTTAACTGCTCTGCTGCAAACTCTGTATCAGACAAGGCTCGCGCCTTTGCTGACAAGCGTACCCGTATCGCATCAAATTACTTTTCACACTCTGACCTATCAGTACAAATGTACTCAGGTGCAGACTGGTATCTAACATATGGTTTCGTTCCATTCATGATTGAGTTGGACGAAGAAGCAAAGATGCCGCGTATTCGCATAGAAAATCCGATTGGGGCTTACCCAGAATTCGACCGCTATGGACGCTGCGTTGCATTTGCTAAGCGATATCTAATGACACTTGGAGAACTGGTTTCTCAGTTCCCCGAGTATGAGCGCGAACTACTTGGCGCTAACGGATACAAGCAAGACTTGTATTCACAGGTAGAGATGGTTCGGTACTATGATAAGGACCAATCATTAATTTATTTACCAACCAAAAAGAATTTAGTTTTATCTTACGCGGCTAATCCCCTCGGTAAGATGATGGTTGTCGTGGCGCGTAAGCCGTCGATTGATGGCGAACTGCGTGGACAATTCGACGACGTATTAGGTATCCAACTTCTCCGCAACCGTTTCGCCTTATTGGCAATGGAAGCAGCAGAGAAAAGTGTTCAAGCACCAATTGTATTACCTCAAGACGTACAAGAACTCCAGTTGGGTGGCGATGCGGTTATCCGTACCGCCAACCCTGCTGGCGTTCGACGTGTCGAATTAAACATTCCAGCAGGCGCGTTCACAGAGCAGAACCTACTTAACCAGGAACTTCGTGCAGGTACTCGTTACCCAGAAGGACGTTCAGGTAACATCGATGCAAGCATCGTTACTGGTCAAGGCGTACAAGCACTCATGGGTGCATTTGATACACAGGTCAAATCAGCACAGGCAATCTTTGCATCATCACTACGTGATGTCATTAGCCTATGCTTTGAAATTGACGAAAAGATGTATCCAGAAGAAAAGACCATTCGTGGCGTAGACTCTGGTTCTCCATACGAAATTACATACAAACCATCAAGAGACATCAAGGGCGACTTCTCTGCAGATGTGCGTTATGGTATGCTTGCGGGTCTTAACCCAGCACAGGGACTTATTTTTATGCTACAGGCTCTAGGTGGCGGTCTTATCTCTAAGGATATGGCTATGCGTGAACTGCCATTTACAGTTAACGTAACACAAGAACTTGAAAAGATTGAAATTGAAAGTATGCGTGCATCACTCCTTGGTGGTATTACTGCAATGGCTCAGGCTATTCCAGCAATGGCTACCTCAGGCGGAGACCCAGCATCTATCGTAACTAAGATTGCGGGAGTTATTACTGCTCGTCAAAAGGGTACAACTCTTGAAGACGCTGTTGCAGAAGCATTTGCTCCTGAGCAACAAGTTCCTCCTGTTGGGGCTGCACCTTCCCCTGTTGAGCAGCCGTCCCCTGTTCCAGGCGCGGCTCCAGCAGGAGGCCTTCCACCAGAAGCAGGCATGATGGGTATGCCACCAGCAGAACCAGCACCAGACATTCAAACAATTTTATCTACCCTCAGTGGTAGTGGTAAAGCAACGGGACGAGTAACAACTAGGGGATAAAATGACTACGCTAGTAGCAATCCAGGGTGACGGATGGTCGGTACTAGGGTGTGATTCCCGATTAAGCGACGACAATGGGCGCTTTCAAGTAAGCAAAACACCAAAGATTGTAGAAAACAATGGTGTGTTGATTGCTGGATGTGGTTCATCTCGCGCAAGTAACGTGTTACATTACGGCTATGTGCAACCTAAGCCAACTGTAAAAGAAGATTTGAATACTTACATGACACAGAAGTTCATTCCGCAGATGCGTAAGAACTTTGTAGATGCAGGTATTGATATGAAAGAGGACGGCGATGTTGCGCAAAACGAAGGTGGATTCCTCGTATCCATTAAGGGTCAAGTTTTTTCGATTTCTGATGATTACTCTTGGGATACCGATGTTCGTAATGTATATGTTATGGGTAGCGGTGGTGATGTCGCCCTCGGTGCATTGGCAGCGTTGGGTGTGGAAAAAGTAAAGACAGTTAATCAAGCAGAGACAATGATTCGTAAAGCAATTGCTATTGCAATTCAATACGATAACATGTGCTCTGAACCAATTCATACATTTAAACAATTTAAGTAGGAGGAACAATGGCTGTAGAGAATCGTGGTGGCGCCAACGGTGGACCACAGTATAATCCAGCCAACGTTTCAGGTACGGGCGGCGCTGGACAAAGTGGCAACTATACAGGCTTTGCCTATGGACAAAATAAAGCAATTAACCAAGACCGTGTGGCAGGTAATCAAGCAGTGAAATCTATTAAAGCATCAGATGTTTCAGCACCATCAGAACCTTATGCTGGGATGAATTTCCCACAACTTGGTACATTATTTGACCCAGACCCTAACCCAATGGAACCAATGACTACAGGTGTAGACGGTTTCCGTGGTGCAGGCTCAGAAGCACTTCCTAAGGGAATGCAGAACAACACTCGTCCAGACGAGAATGCGATGCTTGCAAAGCAATATCTACCAGACTTGGTAATTGCTGCACAGTCTAAGGATGCACCAGATTCATTTAAGCGTTTCGTTAACTACTTAATGGCACAATAATGGCAGATGTAACATTCATGCCTGGCAGTTTCTTTGATAATGTAGACAAGTTTGCAACTTCACTTGGCTATCAAAATGCAGGAATAGTATTTGAACTTGCGTTAATCCCTTGGAAGTCAATAGATGACCGCGATGCTTTCATTATGGGTGTTACTGGCGAAGACGTCAAAGGCGGACGAGAATATAATTACATTAAACGAGATTTCTAGGAGGTAGCAATGGCTTGGTGGAATGATTTCACAACCTCTATTGCTGCAGTACCTACGGCTCTTAAGAGACTTACAGGTGGCGGAAACTACCTCAGTGATGAAGAACGAGCAAAAGAAGAAGTTCTTCACAACACTGTAAAAGATGCACTACGCGGTATTGATTCAGGATTAAGTAATGTTCCTGGATTTGGTATTGGTAAAAAGGTAGTTAAGGGTGTTGGAGATAAGTTACTCCAGGGCGCAGTTACTCTCAATCAAGAAGTACTATCACCATATATTTTTCGTCCAGTATCAACTGCTGCACTTCTTACAGACTTTCAGTCTCCCCTTTACAAGAAGGGTCAATACGAAGAAGGCTTTCAGTTTGATGACGTAAAGGCTGCATATAACCGCAGTGCTAAGGTATCTGTAGGTCAAGCACTTACAATGTCAGACCTGACACCTATTAGCGGTGTAGCAGCAGTAGTTCTACCTATGGGTGGACTAGATGTTAACAAGATTGACTTGTGGAATGACGAAAGTCTTAAGCAGAATTTTGTGGACAACGCAGTTGGTCGTTGGTTTACTGGTCTTACTGACTTTGCTGTTGGTAACGCAGTACTTGGTGGCGTAGGACGTGCAGGCGTTGCTGCTGGTAAAGTAGGATTTGGCAAGGCTGGTCTTTATACTAAGAACAAGACCGTAGACCAATTGGCAATGGATATGGAAAATGGTATCCAGTACGCTAAGACTAATGGCGCTATGGGTTCTCAGACCGTATCAGGAAACCATGCTGTTGTACTTGCAGAAAGCAAGGACTGGGGAACTATCACCAATCTTGTATCTAAGTACAGCACTAATGAAAAACTTATTCCTCTTATTCATGAAGCAACAGATGCTGATGCAATTAAGGACTTGCTGCTTGCGGACAAAGGTAACATTGCTGCATTAGAGCGCCTTGCTGCTACCGCGCCAGATAAGTTGTTTGATTTGTCAAACACATCATCTCAGTTGCAGAATAAGTTCTTGCAAACAGGACAGACATACATTCCAGAAGGCGCAGCAGTGCCACGCTTGAAGTCTGCATTTGACTCTGCTATTGCTAATGAGCCACAATTTGCAAAGATTCGTGATGCATTCTTTGACCCTGACTACAGCCTAACTCCTGGCGGTAAGTTATACAACCCAATGGAGCCAGTAATTGGTAAGTCTGCAGCAATTCGTGCAGGCGAAAAGATTCGTGACTTTAAGTCTGTTGCAGCATACCGTGAGTTTGATAAGTTTGCTGACATCTTTGAGACTAAAATTGGTAAAGGTGTAGGTCGTGCAACTGTACGCCTAGTAAAGTTTGGTACACGCCAATCAGAATACAAGCCACTAGGCTTCGTTACATTCTCTGGTGTACGCCCACTTGATGGTCGCGTAGAACTTAATGCATTCCTTAATAACCTTAAGATATTCCAAGATGGTGCAAAAGATATTGAAATTGCTCCAGGCGTAAAAGCAAAAGTAGCAGATGTTCGTCGTGAGTTTGAATCACGCTACATGAACGCTCTTGGAAAGAATGAAGTAGAAGTACTTGACAGTATTGATGAATCAATCGGTCGTATGCTTGCATACAAGGCTGGTATCTATGATGAGCGTGAGATTTCAGCACACATCCGCTCATTCCGTGGTAATGTAAACCGTGGTATTGACTCAGTAAAGCAAAATGGCTTTGGTATTGGTCATGACGGTAGCCAGATTTTGGTAGACCCCCAGACTATTCGTCAGATGACTGAATCATATCGCTTTACTCCATGGGATGCAATCGAAGGTCAGTTCATTGCAACTACTGAAAAGAGTGGTTTAAAGGCTGGCGCACGCGCTACAGCAAATCTTGGTCAGCAAGTATTCCGCGACCTTAACCGTCTATGGACATTTGACGTACTTGTACGCCCTATGTACATTGTTAAGCAATCACTTGGTGAGCCTATCGTTAGTGCAACTATTGCGCAAGGTATGGAATTTTTATGGCAAGATATGGCAAGCATTCGCAATAATGCTTTTCGTAATCTTAGCAACTGGGGTAGAGGCAAAGTATCAAACGTTGCAAATCGAAAAGAACGCATTGCTGTTAATAAGGCAGTTCTCGATAAGAAGCAAATGTATGCTCGCGCAGCGGCCATTAAGGATAATGCACAGGCTTCACTAGAAGACTTGTTATCTGGTAATACATCTCCTGCGACTAAAGCACAGCATTTAGATGCAGCACGTGAGGCACTCAAGTCAGCATCATCTATTCTAGATGAGATTGAACTAGACTTGCGCTCCGCTGTAGTCCCATTAGGAGTCAAAGAAGCAATCCCAGGCGTTACAACACTAGAGCGTCGCATTGCATTCTTAGAATCTAAATCAACTGCTTCAAGCAAGAAAGCAGAGATTGCAGCAGCCAAGGCTGCACTTGCTAACTACAGAAACGTCATTAACAAGATGGCAAGCAATAAGCAGGTTATTCTTGATGCGGACAACGCAGTTGCTGCAGCATACCAGAATATAGACAATGTTCTTAATGAACTAGGTGTAACTCTTAAGCAACAAGCAGATGTGTTTGGCAAGAGTGCTAAGTTTAAGAAGCGTTACTATTCTAGAGAATCACAGTATCGTATGGTTAATGGTCAATACATGTCAATTGACTCATTCGTAACTGGAGATAAAAACTTTAGCGCAGCGATACGTGCAGAAGTAAGTAATGCACGTACAACTGACATTAACTTCCTAGGTGAACTATCTGTTGGAACTCGCAAGTCTCTTGTAGAGCGCAAGATTCCATTAGATGTAGTACGCGTGTCAGACCCACTTTACTTTGGTGAGTTAGAATACATTGCTAACCGCGTAATGCGTGGAGACCCACTTATCGATTTAATCCTAGGCAACACACCAATTGGTGAACTGCAACGCTGGGCGTCTAGTAGCGCAGGTATTCAATACCTGCGTGCATTTGATATCTTTGACCCTAAAGAGGTTAATTCATATCTTGCAGACAAGATTGCTTTAGTTAATCGCACATTCCCATCATTTGAGGCACGTGCAGCAATACTGCAGCGTGAGGTAACAGGACAAGAACTTCAAGGATGGCTTGCTCCTTACGTAAATGAACTGTACGATATCGTACCAAGTAATTACAATTATGGTTCAGCCAACTTAGGTGTTGGTAGATATGCTGATTTAAGCAACGCTGTAAACAACTTTAGTGCAGCAATTTTCCGCAAGATGGCTAGTGCTGAAAACCCTATCCGTAATGCATTCTTTGATAACGTAGCACTAGATGTAATGGCTCGCAAAGCAGAGTACATGATTCAACAGGGCATCGAAATGACACCTGCACGTTGGAACGCACTACGTCAATCTTCTGGTCGTGAAGCAATTCAAGAACTAGAGAAGACTGTTTATACAGTACGACGTGAGAATCGTTTGCTGCATAATGCACGCTTTGCCGTAGCATTTCCAACAGCAACAGTTAATGCTTTTTACCGCTATGGTCGACTTGCAGCAAAGAACCCAGTTCGTGCTACACAGTTTGCATACAACTATGGACGAGTATTCCAGAACTTCGGCGTAGATGAGAATGGTAATCCAACAGAGAACCTAGCAGATATGACTCACCTAATCCTTCCAGGAACCAAAGAAATGGGTCTTGGGTACATGGATGAGGGTGTAGCACTTAATGCAAAATCTCTTGGATTCTTGCTTAACCAGCCATCTCCATCATTTATTACAGCGTTGTCTGTTGGTAAAATAATGCAGAAGTTTCCTGGTACCGAAGAAGGTATCAAAAAAGCATTAACTATTAATGGAACCAATTACTTTGATGTTATCTTTCCTTACGGAGCGCCAACATCTTTAACTAAGCAGTTAACTCCACCTTGGGCTAACTCATTATGGAATGCTGCAACTGGTGACCCAGGCAAAGCAGATTACTTAGCATCATGGCGTTCAGTATACAACTACCACAAAATGTTGGTAGAAATGGGCGTTACAGATAAGTTCCCAACAGATGCAGAGATTTTAAGAGAAGTAGATGCTTTATGGGCTGAAAAGTTTATTTCAGGCTTTGCTTCTATTACTGGTGTGCCTTTCAAAGTAGAGACTAACCCTATGCGTATGTCAACTAACTTGTATTACAAGTTGCTTGATAAATATGATAAGATGGGTTACGGAACACAGCAGGCACGCGATGCTGCAGGCGATGAAATGCTTGGTATTATGGGTCCTAAGTTTATGCTTGACCGCATCACTTTTACTGGTTCTTCAAGGAACATTAGTATTCCAGCGACATACGAAGCATACCAGCGCGTATTTGAAGATAATGATGACCTAGTTGGTAAACTTGCTGCAATTGAAAAGGGCGATGTTGGATTGGTAAGTCTATTGACTGCTGATTTAAGTAGAAACCCAGAAGAGCAGTCAGCCAATATTCTTTCTATTTTAAGTAATCCTAATCTTCAACTTCCAGGTACTAGCAAGCGTATCAACGACTTCAAGTTAACGCCACAAGAAGTTGAGCGCGAGCGCTTGAAGCAGCGTACGTGGGACCAGTATAATTTGGTTCGTGATGCACTAGAGGCTAAGATTACTGATGGTAAGACACTACGTGCTCACCCAGAACTAAAGGCTCCACTAGACCAATTAGTAGAGACTACATTTAAAAATCAAAGCCAAGCATGGTATGATGAGTACCAACTATCTGCTAGTGGAGATACATCTTACAAGTATGCTCGAGCATTAACTCTTATCACTCAAGACCCTAAGTTTATGGGTAAGCAGCAGGGCAATCAGTTCTGGAAAGATACTCAGTTATTCATGAAGGCACGTAACATCTTTGTTATGTTCTATCAATCATTACCAGATTATGACCCTCGTAAGGCTGTAATTCGTGATGGATACAACCAGTGGGTTGCTCAGTATGTGAAGCAGTGGGACCCTAACTTGGAAACTCTGATTAAGAATTACTTCGATAACGACAGTTTGAAGGCGGTTAACTAATGGCAGAAAAGTCAACAACACCTAACCAGGATGCGCAAGATGCTTCCATCTTGGCTAGCATCGCACCTTTTCTTGCTAGTTTACTTGCACAAGATACTGGTAAAGGTGGACCAACAGACACATCACAGTCTTCAACTCAAACATCTGTTACTAAACTAACTTACAACTCAGCCAAGGCGCTTCTTGAAGCGGCTATGAAAGAGGCTGACTTTGTAGGTAAGTTAAGTGCAGACGATATCAAAGACTTTATGAAGGCTTTTGAGACAGAGCAGAATAAGCAAATTGAAAAGATTGTTACATCTGCCCGTACTCAAATTAAGCCTGGCGCAACTGCAGAAGCACAAAAGAAGATTATTGAATCTGTTGCTCGTCAAGAGTTTCCATCGTTCTTTAAGCCTACCGACTTTGCAAAGAACTTTATCTGGTCTAAGATTGACTTCAAGGACCAAAGCAAGTTAGGTGCGAAGTCACTTGATGCTTTTGCTAAGGTTCGTGGATTAGTAGATGCATTCCAACTTCTTGGAGTATCAGAGAATGATATGCGTATTGCAGCAAAAGAAATTGCAATGGGTAATAAGACTATTGAAGATTACAATGTAGAACTACAGCAGATTGCTAGCAAAGAGTATCCACAGTTTGCTGACCGTTTCGCTAAAGACCCAACTTTAACTACATATGATATTGCTTCTCCTGTCATCAACATGTTAGCAAAAACATGGCAGATGGACCCAAAGACAGTCAAGATGGATAACCCATTCGTAATGTCATATCTTAACTACGCAGGTCCAGATGGTAAAGGAAAACAACCATCATACTATGACTTGTTGATGAAGGCTAAGAACGACCCTAAATACGACCTCACACAAGAAGCAAACGAGAATGCACGCGATGCAGCAACAGGACTTGCAAGAGCGTTTGGATTTGGAGTATAATGGCTAGAATTAATCCAGGCATGATGATGATTGATGGCGGGGGAGACTATGAATCTCTGGTAGCCGTTGCCGTACAAGCGGCAGTTGCTTCCCCTGCAGTAGTTAAGACACCAGCAAACGTAGCGCCAAAGGCTGCAGAAGTTGAAAAAGTTGTAACTGCTGTAATAAAAGCAGTTGCACCAGATGATAGCGACAATAGACTACGTCAAATTGCAAGACAAGCAACTCAAGCGGTTGTTACAAATCCTGCAGTTATTGCTGCACCAGCAGGACAAACAGTAACACCTGCTGCTGTAACTAAAATTGTTGATTCTGCTATAAAGATGCCGTATAATTCTACAAAACCAGCAACAACTGTGACAATGCCATTTGATGGAACTACAACACCAGGTATTAAAAATCTTGATACAACAGACGCTACAACGGCTGTAAGAAAACTACAGTCTGGTCAACCATTAACTGATGCTGAAAACAAAATTCTTGGTATATCAACCCCTGCTGTAAACAAAGGAATTGCTCCACTTACTGGTCCATCGTGGCAGGAGATTGCAGATTCCAATGGTGCAATAAAGGCTCCTCCCGCTAATACCACTCCTGCCAAGGAGATGAATATTAAGGATATGACTCCAGCACAAATTGCTGAAGTAACCCGCGCAGTTGTTACTGCTGGTGGTTCATCAACTGATAGAAATAACCAACTTCCAGGTGAAACTTCTGCACAAGCCAATGAGCGCATTAGCGCTGCTTACAAAGAATTAGTTTCTAAGCCAATTTTAACTCAAGAACAAATTGATGGCGGAATGAAGGTTCAATGGGTACGCGAAGGCGCTGGCGGACGCGGAGCATATGTTGCTATTAAACCCCCTAACTATAAAGGTCCAACCGCAATAACTAATTTTACTTCTGGTGTTATTCCAGAAGGAACTAAATATACAACTGGTTCAGCCGTTGGCTTAGATACTGGTGGTCGTTCTGTTGATGAGTTTCGTAAAGTACTTGTTGGCAAGTTAGTTGCTGGTAATCCTTTAACTACTAAAGAACGAAAGTGGCTTGATGCTAATCCTGAAGGTAGCACTCTTAAGGCACCTGTATCTCCAGTTCCTCCCGTTCCACCTGTACCACCTGTACCACCTGTTGGTAAAAAAGAAGTTTCTAAAGTAGACAATGGTGATGGCACATTTACCATTACCTATGATGATGGTTCCAAGGAGACAACTGGGACAAAAACAGTATCTACAACTGACCGACCAATCGGTACCCCACCAGCATTCGTATATGACCCTTTGTCAAAAACATGGAAGATGCCAGCAAAGCCAGCAGGAGAAGGCAACTGGACTTGGGATAATCTTGAAGGATGGGTTGATACAAAGGTAACCCCAGGCTCAACTGGTATGGAAGCAGGCAGTGATAGAACAATTGCCCAAGATACTTTTAAGAATACCCTTGCATTATACTTTGGCGCAAGTGAAATGTCACAGCCATGGGCAAATGCTCTATTTAAGGTTGTATCAGGTTACTATAAGAGTGGCTCTACTATTGACGAATCACTTAATCTTGCATTACAGGAAGCACGCAATAACCCAGTTCTTGAACCATTCACTAAGCGTTTTGCTGGTGTATTTGCGCTACAAGACCGCCGAGCAAAAGGCGAAGCGCTTGATGTGCCAACTATTGCAGAGTTCTTTAAGTCACAAGTAACACTAGGTGATAGACTGCGCGAAGTTGGTCTAGGTGATATTGCAACCAATGAAATTCTTGGTGAAGTACTAGGAACTGGTAAGTCAGTTGCTGCTGTACTCAACCTAGTTAATGATGTCTTTATGACTATTGATAATGCACCAGATGCACTCAAGAAAGACCTACAAGTAGTTGCTCCAGGAATAGATAGAACATCTATTGCTAAAGCATTGCTTCTTGGACAAAGAGGTGCTGATGCACTACAGAAGCAAATCAAGGAAGTATCTGTTCTATCTGCTGCTAAGTCACAAGGTATTGGTATCGAAAACACTCTTGCTGCAGATATTGCTGCTAGAGGTGTCGACTACGGTACAGCACTTACTAACTTTGGTACAGTCGCAAAGGCTGCGCCAGGTTTGCAGAAGTTAACTGAATTTAGCACAGGTCAGGCAGTAAAGCCAACTGATGCACAGGGAACTTTGATTAAATCTCTATTCCAGCAAGATGTAAAGGCACAAGAACAAATTCGTCTAGAAGCAGAAAAAGAAATTGCACGCTTCGGCGGGTCTTCTGGAACACTTGGTTCACGAAGCCTAGCATCACGCAACAGAGCAAATAGAGTAATATAATAGAATCCTGAGTGGACCCATCGGCCCCACCAGTGTAATAGACCGACAGTAGGAGCCAGACCATTTCCCCGAATGGATTCTGTGGCCTGCGAACTAACTACGAATAGAAGGGTGGCGTTGCTATGAGCAACAACTACTGGGACGACGAAGACGATGACCTAGATACAATCGAAGAAGCACCGATGGATGGAAGCGACTTACTTAAAAAGTTGCGTAAAGCCAAGCGTGCAGACGAGAAGCGTATCAAAGAACTTACAGAGCAACTTGAAGGTTTCTCCAAGGCACAACGTGAGTCAATTGTCAAGTCGACACTAGAAAAGAAGGGCGTCAATCTTAAGGCAGCCCGTTTAGTAATGAAGGACTTGGATGACATTAACGAGGAGTCAGTTTCTAACTGGCTTGATGATAATGCAGACTTGTTCGGACTAACGGTTGCACAAGAGTCAGATGTGAGCCAACATGACCGCGCAGCATTGCGCAATCAAGACATGGTTACACAAAATGCTTTGACGCCAGACCGAGCAAACGATATTGAATACAGAATGTCCCAAGCAACATCCGAAGAGGACATCCTAGCAATTCTTCGCTCGCAACAATAATTTATCCGTTCATAGTCACTTGGAGGTGACCGCATATGCCTAATGCATATACATCCACAGGCTCTACCACTCTTGGTGGTACAGTCGGCGGTGCAGGTCTTGTACAGAAGGCGTACGACCGTCTTCTAGAGTTCGCACTCCGCGCCGAACCACTAATTCGTTCAGTCGCAGACAAGACTCCAGCACAGCAATCAATCCCAGGTTCAACAGTAGTTCTACAGAAGTACGTTGACCTAAACGCAGTAACAGACACACTTACAGAGACAGTTGACCCAGATGCAGTAGCATTGTCAACACCTAACACAGTTACAATTACTCTTAACGAGTACGGTAACTCTGTTCTTGTAACACGTGCTTTGGAACTATTCTCACTTGCAGACGTTGACCCAGCAATTGCTAACGTAATCGCGTTCAACCTTGCAGACTCAATCGATAAGGTTGCGATGACTACACTTAACGGTGGAAGCAACGTAATCTACGGCGGTTCAACCGCTACATCAACAGCAACAATCACTGCTGCTGCAACACTAGACTCAGCAGACATCCGCAAGGCTGTTGCTAAGTTGCGTTCAAACAAGGCTGCATACCGCAAGGGTTCACTATACTGGACAGGTATCCACCCAGAAGTTTCACACGACCTTCGTGCAGAGACAGGCGCAGCAGGATGGCGCGACCCACACAATTACTCAGCACCAGATAACATCTGGGCAGGAGAAATTGGACAGTACGAAGGCGCGTTCTTCGTAGAGTCACCACGCTTGTACTCAACAAAGTCAGGTGCAGACCAGACAGCATTGGCTACAACAACAGCAACAGTTGCAGGAACATCAGCAGGATTTACTATTGGTGTTGCATCATCATCTGTTATCGCATCTCGCGCCGAAATTGGCGACAAGATTGCTGCAACAGGTATCGCATCTGGCGCAAAGATTACTGCTATCTCAACATCAGGTTCAACAACAACCATTACAGTTGACACAGCAAACACTGCAGCAGTAACAGTTGGAGCAACAGTAACTGTAACTCCAGTAACTCGCGTATTCTCTACAATCGTATGTGGAAAGCAAGCAATGGCTCAGGCTGTTGCAGAAGAGCCACACACAGTTATCGGACCAGTCGTTGACAAGTTGATGCGTTTCCGCCCAATGGGTTGGTACGGCGTACTCGGCTTTGCACGCTACCGTGAAGAAGCACTGTATCGTATCGAAACAGGCTCATCAATCGCTGCTCTCTAGTAGTTAATTGACGGGTGGGCAGAGGGAAACCTCTGCTCATCAGTAAGTTCACTAAGGAGGACTAATGGCTACTTGGCTATTCAAAACACCAACAGTACAAGAAGGTCCTATAGGCGGAGCACGCCTATTCTACTTTTACAAGATGGATGTTGGCGTATCAGTCGTAAAAGACGAAGGCGTCTATTATCTTGCGCGTTACTTGCTAGACTCTGATATTCCTAAATACGAAGAAGTCTATCGTGGTGGAAGAAACTATGAAGTAAGCGATGCAACTAAGGCTGCTTTAATCGCAGCAGATATTGATATTACAGAAGCAAACTTCACAGAAGTGTAGGGACAATGGGACACGAACATATTAGTAAAGTGCTTAAGTGGGGCTACAGATTAGAAGATGGGGATATGATTCCCTATTCTGCTTTGTATGGCTGCACTGAATGCAATGCCACATCAGAGGAACCATTTCCTACTACCGATGTGTTTGTAGACCACACCAAGTGTGGACCTGAATGTTTTGGCTGTAAGGCTAAAAATCTACAACTTAATGCAGGAGATGCAAAACGACCTATCGCTGATAAGAAGTGGGTAGGTGAGTTGAATGCCTATAAAGATGCGAGAGCACAAGGCATCCAACCAGCAGGAACAACACATAGACACATCCAGCAGGCGTACGCTGCTAGTGAGGCTCTCAATAAGCCTTACGACGCTAACACGATGCCCAAGGCGCAAGACATTAATAAAAAATCGGTTGAAGTACTCAAAGAAGTGGGAGCAATATAATGCCAATGGTAGGAAACAAAGAATTTGCTTATACAGCAAAAGGTATGGCAATGGCTAAGGCTGAGGCTAAGAAGTCAGGCAAGCCAATGAAGAAGGCAGTAAAGAAGACAGCAAAGCGTGTAGCAAAGAAGTCTTCAATGGTACGTAAGAAGGGTATGTAATCATGCCAGTAGCAAAAAAACCAACAATTAAGACTCCGCCAAAAAAGAACGTTATTCCACCAGATTACGATGTAATTATTCCTGGCATGGGATACACTAAGCCAACTAAGAAAAGTCCACCAAAGAAGATTAAGAAGAAGTAATGGCATACACTAAACCAGAGTTACGGGAAAGCATCAAGAACCGAATTATGTCTGGTTCTAAAGGTGGTAACCCTGGTCAATGGTCTGCTCGCAAAGCGCAGTTGCTAGCACAGGCTTATGAAAAGGCTGGCGGTGGTTACTCTGGCGCTAAGACAACTAAACAAAAGTCTTTGTCCAAGTGGACTAAAGAAAAATGGGGGACTAAATCTGGCAGACCTAGCACGCAAGGTACTAAGGCTACTGGAGAAAGATACCTACCCAAGAAGGCACGCGAGTCTCTAACTGCAAAAGAATATGCTGCTACGTCTAGAGCAAAGCGTGAAGGAACAAGTCAAGGTAAGCAGTTCGTAAGGCAACCTAAAAAGATAGCAAAAAAGACAGCAAGGTATCGATAATGAAAGACTCAAGATTGACTCGGGCTGGTGTCGCAGGCTATAACAAGCCAAAGCGTACACCAAGCCACCCTACTAAGTCACACGTTGTTGTGGCTAAGGTAGGTAGCCAGGTTAAGACCATACGTTTTGGACAACAAGGCGTTTCTGGCTCACCTAAAAAAGCAGGAGAAACTGCTGCCAATGCAGCACGAAGAAAGTCTTTCAAAGCAAGACACGCAAGCAATATATCCAAAGGAAAAATGAGTGCCGCATATTGGGCAGACAAGGTGAAATGGTAATGGCAATGAAACCCGTAACAGGAAAACTTCGCAAAGGCGGAGGAAAAGGTTTATCAGGAGATGCTCTAGTTGGCAAGGTATCACAGGCAACTATCGATAGCATCAAGAAGATGGGCATGACAGAAGCCCTAAAACTTGCTGGTAAAAATGGTAAGACATCTGGTGGAATGGCACGTGAGTTCCAAGAAGGCGTTCGTCGCATGTACGGCGCAAAGCGTCTAGAAGCAGCGAAGTCTAAGTATTCTTCGCCAGCATCAACATCAGCAGATGCTGCTCGCTCAAAGGCAATGGGGGCTAACAAGCCAGCATCTAAGCCAGCAGCGAAGCCAGCAGCAAAGAGCAACACTAAGTCAAATGTAATTAAGGGAACTCTTGGAACAGCAGCAGCACTTGGCGTGCTAGCAGCATCAAAGGGTAAGGGCGCATCAGTTGCGGCTAAGTTATCTCCAGGACTTGCAAAGTCAGCAGTAGGTCGTGCTCTAGTTGGTTCAACACCAAAGATGTCACCATCAATGCTTGCAAAGTTCAAGGCTTCACAAGGACCAAAGGCAGCAGCAGCGAAGGTTACAGTTGGACCTAAGGGTTCATTCGGTAAGACCACAATGCAGCAGGCTAAGTCAGGCAAGGGTACTCCATCAGAGTACGCATCAAAGGCTGGTCAATCAGGAGCACGCGCAACTATCCAGTCACGTATGTCTGGTCCAGATGCAGCACGTGCAGCAGCATCTAAGGTTACAAAGAAGAAGGCTGCTGGAGCATCTCTAGCATCTAACAAGCGCAAGTAATTTAAGAAAGAGGTCCAAGCATGGCAAGCATTCCTGGTTTATCAATGACTGCTGAACTTAATCGTTTAGCAAATGGTGGAGATTATCCACTAATGACTGCATTCAAAGAATCGCAGGGTGCTGCCAATGCCTGGGCTGGAACATCAGGTAAGGGGCTAATTGGCGCTCTTAACTACAAGGCTGATGCAAATCGTCAACCTAACAACTTTAAGAATCTTAATGCTATCTGTAATGAGTTAGCATCTACTACTGGACTATCTGCTCTTGCAGCATTAAGGACTATTAATGCCTAATCTGAATAGTATGATTGATGAAGTGCTTATCAATCTTGCAGGTTACACATACCAGCAGGACAGAGCAACTTACATCACAGAGAATGTAAGCGACAGTGCATCCACTATTGCTAGCCCAATAATCTTACAGTTGGCTTCTACTGATAATATCGGTAAAGGTACAATTGAAATTGGTGAAGAGTTAATCTGGCTAGATTCATTTGACCGTGTATCTAATACAGCAACTGTACCACCTTGGGGTCGTGGCTACCTAGGTACAGACAGAGAAGCACACACTGCTGGCGATAAGGTTACAATCACACCAACCTTCCCACGCTATGTTATCAAGAAGGCAATCAACGATACTATTGCAGCCTTTGGCGCTATCATCTTTGCAGTCAAGACAACAACATTTACTTTTAACGCAGCACAGACAACGTATGCATTTAACGACTTAAACATTCACAATGTCATGTCAATGATGTGGCAAGACATTGGACCTTCTCAGGAATGGATTCCTATCCGTCACTGGTCATGGGATTCACTAGCATCTACAACAGCATTTGGTTCTGGAGCGCAGACAGTAACAATTGGTGACTGGGTACAACCTGGTCGTACAATCAAAGTTGTCTATGCAACAGACCCTGAACCATTTACAACGAACACACAAGACTACTCAACACAAACTGGTCTGCCAAACTCTACACGGGACGTAGCAGTTCTTGGTGCATCATACCGTCTTCTTACATATCTTGACCCTGCACGTGCTGCTCAAGTTAGCCCACAGGCTGACGAGACAGACAGCAAGCGTCCGTTCGGTGCTAGCGGTACTGCTACCAAGCAGTTGTACGCATTGTACCAGCAACGCCTTAAGGAAGAAACAGACAGACAACAAGCCCAATATCCAATTCGTGTCCACTACAGCCGATAGGTAACTAAATGACAACAAGAAAATACTCCTCTCGCTCCCAGCAAACTACGCTAGCAGCAGGTATTACAGATACAGCAACAAGTTGTACAGTAGTATCTGGCTCAGCATTACTTGGTGGAGCAACCGTCCCTGCTGGTACAACATTTACTGTTGTCATTGACCCAGATACAGCCCTTGAAGAAATTGTAGACGTCACGGTTGTTAGTACTAACGTATTAACAATTACCCGTGGTGTTGAAAACGCTGGTACTGGTCAGGCTCACTCTGCTGGTGCTGCTGTTCGCCATATGGCAATTGGTCGTGACTTCCGCGAAGCCAACCTTCACATCGAAGCAACTGGTGGATACAACGACGGTACTGGCGCACACACAATGCACGGTATTGCAGCGGGTGAAGGTGTTGTGGTTGGCACAGACAAGTCACAAACCCTTACCAATAAGATTTTAACATCCCCTACTATTACTAACCCAAGCATCTCTGGTGCTGGCGTAGATGCAAGCATTGTCTTTGAAGGTGCAACTGCGGATGCTCACGAAACCACACTTACAGTAGTAGACCCAACTCAAGATAATACAATTACCCTGCCTAATACAACTGGTACAGTAGTAATTGCTAACGCAGTACAGACTCTTACTAATAAGACTATGGGCGATGCCCTTAATGCTGGTGGGTTCAAGATTACGAATCTTGCTACACCAACACTAGCAAGTGATGCAGTACGTAAAGACTTTGCAGATGCTCAGGTAGCAGCAGCAGCGACAAGCGCAGCAAGTGCTGCCACATCTGCTGCATCGGCAGCAACATCAGCGTCTTCTGCATTAACCTCTGCTAACTCAGCAAGTGCTTCTCAGACTGCAGCAGCAACATCTGCTGCTAGTGCAGCAACTTCTGCATCAACTATGGCAGCAAGTGTAACTGCAGCAGCAGCATCAGCCACCGCAGCGGCTACTAGCGCAACAAGCGCAGCAGCAAGTGCTACGGCAGCGGCTACATCTGCTACATCAGCCTCGGCAAGTGCAACCGCAGCATCTACTAGTGCAACCTCCGCAGCGGCTTCGGCTACAGCAGCAGCAACTAGTGCAACTAGTGCTGCAGCAAGCGCTACTGCTTCTGCTAATAGTGCAACAGCATCTGCTACTTCTGCTACAGCATCTGCATCATCTGCAAGTGCTGCAGCCACATCAGCCTCATCTGCTTTGACTAGTCAGACCGCTGCAGCAACTAGCGCTACAAGCGCTGCTGCTTCCGCTACGGCTGCTGCTACAAGTGCAACATCTGCTGCTGCATCTGCTACCGCTGCTGCAACTTCTGCAACTTCGGCTGCTGCATCAGCAACTGCTGCTGCAGGATATGTAGTCCCATCTCAAACTGGCAACGCTGGTGAGTTCTTAGGAACTAATGGCTCCGCAGTATCTTGGACAAATACAATATCAGGACCTTCTGCTGCAAGTGTTCCACTTATTGTTAAGGGCGCTGCATCTCAGTCGGCTGACCTGTTGCAGTTACAAAACAGCACAGGAGGTACAATAGGCTCCATTAATCAAAATGGAAATTTGGTTCTTGCGCAAGGAATTGGCTCAACAAGTGCAACTATTGAACTTGGTCCAAATAGAACTGCAGATGGCAATGCCTACATTGACTTCATTAGTGATACAACATACACTGATTATGGTTTGAGAATCATCCGTGCAAGCGGTGCTAATGGAGTTACACAAATCATTCACCGTGGTACTGGTGGGATAACTTTCACCACACAAGAAGTCGCGGCAATTGGATTTCAAACCCAATCAGCCAATCGTTTATTTATTGATTCAGTTGGTAAGGTTTCAATTGGAACAAGTTTGCCTAGTGCCAGTGATATTTTAACTATTTCACTTGGTATGACAGGTTCCGCATCTGCACAAGGTGTAAACTTAGTCACCACAATTGCCTCAGATGTAACAACAAATGCCCGTGGCTTTAATACTTTCTTGTCAACCGCTGCTGCCGCATTTACACTTGGAAATCTTGTTCACTACCGAGCCAATCAAAACACCATTGGTGCAGGTTCAACAGTTGGCAGTCAAATTGGTTTTGCTGCCGAAGCAAGCATTGTTGGTGCAACTAACAATTACGGATTCTATGGTGCAATTCCTGCTGGAACAGGCGATTGGAACTTCTACGCTGGAGGCACTGCAGCAAACTACTTTGCTGGTCGTACAGGTATTGGTGCCGCTCTAACTAGCGGTGCAATGGCACAGGTTGTAAATACAACCGCTGCTGATGTTGCATTAGTTGTTAAGGGCGCAGCATCACAGAGTGGTGACTTATTGCAGATTCAAAATAGTGCTTCAACTGTATTAGTTGAAGTTGACAGTGCTGGAAATGTCGGCATCGGCACCAGCGCACCTGCTACTAAACTACATACTGATTTGTTTAGCGCAGCAGGAGTAACTGCTCCAACAGCAGGAAATTTAGTATCTTATGCTGGCGGTGGTAACGCAGCATCTGCAGGTTTTGGAGTGTTTCTTACAAACGATAACGGTAATAAAACTGGTTATTTTGGAGCGGACAGAACTGGTGGAGATGCTTTTAATGGAATAACTGCTGCTGCAACTTCTAACCATCCTATGAGATTTCTTACTAACAATACTGAGCGTATGCGTGTTAGCGCTACTGGCGATGTTGGCATTGGCACCACCACACCTGCTGCAAAGTTAGATGTTAATGGCTCTGCGAACTTTACTAACTTCTTTGCCGCTGGCAAGAACAAAGTTCTAAACGGTGATTTTGCAATTTCGCAAAGAGGTACCAGTTTTACATACGCTGCAAGTGGTAGAACATTAGACCGCTGGGACTATGGTGTTGCAAGTGCTGTTCCAAGTGGAACGGTAACACAGGAAACTTTTACCCCTGGTGCTGCTCCAGTTGCAGGATACGAAGGAAGAAATTTCTTCCGTTCAAATGTAACTGCAACAAACGGTTGCACATTGCTTCAGCACTCAAATGTAATTGAAGATGTTAGAACACTTGCTGGGCAAACAGCAACTATTTCATATTGGGTTCGTGCTGATGCAACTGTAGCCTCAGCATTTTCAGTTACAATACAGCAATACTTTGGTACTGGTGGAAGTGGGAGTGTTAATACAAGTATTACGCCTGCTGATAATGGACTAACTTCATCGTGGGTCAGAAAATCAGTAACTTTTACAGTACCAAGTATTTCAGGAAAAACTATTGGAACAGGCTCTGCCCTAAGTTTAATTTTTAATTTACCAATTCGAGTTGGTACTTTTGATATGTGGGGATTGCAACTAGAAGCAGGTTCTGTTGCCACACCATTTACTACTGCAACAGGAAATCCACAGGCTGAACTTGCTGCGTGCCATCGGTATTATTGGCGAGCAAATACTTTGCAACAAATTGCTGGAGCAGTATCAACAACTATTGTAGATACAATTATTAATCCGCCTACTATGCGCCAAGGTGCAGTTAGTCACGAAGTTTCAGGTGGTGGAGTTTATTCAATGGCTGGTGGTGGAACACCGTCATATACTAGTGGAACTTGGTCAATTGTTTCTACTGGACCAAATTATTCAACTTTAAGATATACACACGGTTCTGCCGTATTTACTGCAGGAACATTGTGGCAGTTTAATTCGACCTATTTTGCCTTAAGTGCGGAGTTATAAAATGGAAAAAATAATTGAATTTACAGATGAAATCACAGGTACTGAACATATCAATATTATTAAAGATGATGGTTCTATCACTGGTATGCTTAAGTCTACTTATGAGGCTATGCAAGCCAATTACTTGACAGCACCTGCTATAATGGAATCAACCCAGCCTGACGAGGCTGACTTAACAGAAGGAACAAACTAATGTCAATTGACTACGCATCACTACTTACAGATGAGCAGAAGCGCAGTATCCTTTCACAGCGAGTATCACAGTTCGCATCAGAGGCATACCAGCACTCATTGAACAAGACTACTTGTGAGTCACTCAATGATGAAGAAGGTGTAGCAAATGCTGACAAGGCATTGACTATCCTTGAGGCTGCTATTGCAACTCATCAGACAGAACTAGCAGCACTACCTGCTGCACCTGCTGCTGAATAACAACTAATCATACCCCTGAGCATTGGGTTTAAACTGCTCACTAACATTTAAGGGGACTATAATGGCTAAAGTAAATAAAGGAACAGTAGCATTAGGCTGGTGTGACAACGGTAACACTGATGGCAAGTTCACAGAGGGTATGGTTTCCATTGCCCTCCAGGCTCCTGCTAATGGTATTGAAATTACACACAGTATGCGAGTGCAAGGCAACCAAATTGGAAGACAACGCCAAGTACTCTTTGATTACTGGGCAGACCAGATTAAAACTGATTGGCTCTTATGGGTTGACTCAGATATTGTTATGGATATCCACGTGCTTACTAAAGTATGGGATGCAGCAGACAAGATTGGTAAGCCAGTTGTATCTGGTACTTACTTCATTTCAAAGCAAAACGAAGGCACACTAGCCCAACCGTTTCCTGCTTTGTTTACCGAAGTAAGTGAACACACTATTCGTCACGTACATCCACTACCTGAGAATCAAGTAATACCAGTTGACTCAGCAGGATTTGGCTTTACATTGATGCACAAGTCTGTAATTCCCGCACTGCGCGAGAAGTTCCCAGACCAGTCATTGTTCGCAGAGCAAGAAGGTATTGGCGATAAGTTTGTAGGAGAAGACATTGTTTTCTTCCGCAAACTTAAAGAAGCAGGAATTCCGTTATACGCACACACAGGTGCGCTAGTACGACATATGAAACGATTCTCACTAGATGCTGATTACTACAGCCTCTACTGGAGTTGGCAAACATTGAAGAAAGAAATAGAGCAAAACAAACCCTA